TGTTTCAAGTCCCAGTAATCCATTTCGAACTTCCCGCGCAAATGGACATATTCCCACAGTCCGTTCAATGACTGCAGCCCCAACTAGGACTCAACAAATTCTTGAGGCTCGATCTTCTACTACTCCTTCTATTCGAGCTCCAGCTTTTAGGCGTGGGTTTGGTACCCAGCGCGCTGTTTAAAAATTAAAATTGAAAAATTTTAATTTATTTTATCTTCTTTTTTAAAATAAATGTATTCTCGTCGAACAGCCACCCGACGTGCCCCTGTTCGCCGCGCCTATGGCGCTAGACGTTCTCTTGCCCGCAGGCCTTATGGAGTTAGACGTCGTCCCCGACCTCTCGCTGGTCGTCGTGCTTATAAAGGCCGTGGCCTTTATTCTGTTGGTGGACGTTTTACCCGTGGCAATTTGATGCCTGTTGTTCCTCAAATTCGTAATAAGGGAAAGGAGGGTGAGATTTATGTAGCTCACAAGGAATATCTTGGTGATGTTGTATCTTCAAAGCTGCATAAGATTCAATTTGCTCTTGCTCTCAACCCTGCTCTTTATGGTACTTTCCCGTGGCTATCAAGCCTTGCTTCTAGCTTTCAACAGCATTCAGCTGTTGGTTTAATGTTTACTTTTGTTTCTACTTGTGGTACTGCTGTATCAGGTACCAATCCAGCACTTGGATCCGTTAACATGGCTACTCAGTATGATAGTGTTGCTGGACCTTTTACTACCAAACAGGAGATGTTGAATACAGAGTTTGCTGTTTCATCTGTTCCTTCACGTAATGTTACTCATGCTATTGAGTGTGCACCTCGTAGTTCTACTATCGATCTTCTTTATACACGTGAAGCTGCTCCTTCTGGATCAAGCGATATTCGTCTCTATGATCTTGGTATTTTCTGTTTATCTACTGATGGCTGCCCTGCAGATGGTTCAGTTCTCGGAGAATTGTGGGTAACTTACAATTACAAGCTCTGCAAACCAATTCTTTCCGGGGATCCCGTACTAGCAGGGTCCCTTATGATGTATAAGACAGTTGGGGGTGAACGTATTGCTACAATTGATAATGAGCATCTTTTTGGTGCCCAGGTAACTGGCATTCCTCCAACTGTCACCCAAGTTCCTTGGGATCAGAGTTCTACTGGTGTTCTGGCTTCTACTCTTAAGAACAATCAGTTTCCTTATTTTGACGCGAACGATGTTTACTTTAATAACTTTTCTGTTCGTGATCAATACTGGGTACTCACTTATTCAGTCAGCGCACAGTCTGCTGGTACAACAATTATGGATCTTCCAACTGTTACAGTTACTCCTCCTAATGGAGACGACGATCCTTTTAAGCTTCTTTCTCCCGTAGTTACTCAACAGGGAGCTCAAGCTACTACTACAGCTATGATTTTATACATTGCCCATACAGAGTTTGTATTCCCTCTGTCTCCTGTGTGTTAAACCCTTGAGAGGCTGACCTTGAAACTTATCCCATTTCAGAATCTCTTTACAAGCCCCTGCATAGTCATAAGTCTTAAGCTTCTTCACCAGTGTAGAGTTACAGAAAGCTCCTGTACCTATGTTGTATGAAAGTGACACATAGGCATCAAACTCATACTGGAACATAGGCACATTAGCACATCTCTTAACACCCTCTGAGAACTTATCAGCATCCTGCAACAACCTCATCAAAGCTCTCTCAGGGGTGATAGAGTCACCCATCTTAACTCCTGACGTAGTACCAAACCCTATCGTAGGAACATCGCCGGGAACAGGGATAACTGCTTTGGAAGTAAAACCCTCCTCCAGAGCTATCCCTATTAACACGGCTGCTGATAGGTATAATGAAGTAACAGCAGGACGTATCATGATTTACGTTCAGTTACATCTTTGTAGATACTGTAAAGCTTGTGAGCAATCATCAGTAACGTATAGATTAAGGTACACCAAAGTAACAATTCAGATACTTGATAGCCTGCTACCGTTGCTAGAGAGACAGTGATAGGAGCAGAAGCCTTAGCCATCATCCCTGCTGCTGTCTCAGTTGTAGTGTTCGTCAAGTCCGGCATTGTTACTCCTGCTGTTGTGTCGGTAGGCCTGATAACATTCCACGCCAAGCTAAGTTGGGAGGAACTTGTGGTAATTGTCCTGAAGCAATGTTAGACATCAACTGATTAACACCACGTTGACGCAAAGCACCTTGAAGCTTATCTGCTCCGAAACCTAAACCTGCAACACTAGCAGCAGCCACTGGATTAGCAAAAGAGCCTGCCACTGTACTTGCCTGCATCAAGGCGCTACGCTCAGGGTTCAGGCGAGCTACAAGAGACAACAAAGGATCAGCAACAGGGCCAGAAGCTACACTCTTAATAGCATTCTTCTCACGCTCAGTGAAGAACCTCATCTTGTCTTTACTAGCAGCAAGGTTGATCAATTGTCTACGAATCAATTCACCTTCAGAAGCTTTAGGATCAAGAGCACGAGCCTCAGCTACGTTAAGAGCATCTTCCAAGACAGTAGCACGAGAAAGGTTACGCCAATCCTTACGAGCTTCCTGAACTGCTTTGACTGCTGTGCCTACATTACCTTGACCTGCGATAACATCTTTACCGCCAAGCTTAGTGATATAATCATCTAGTTCAGATACTGCTTGGCCTGCATACTTACGAGTAGCTGCATCCTTGGATGTCTTAAGATCAACCAAAGCAGAGCGCATCTGTTCAAGCTTAGAGAAAGATACTCGCTGAGTGCCTGTCATATCTCGAACTTGCTCTAATACCTGAGCTACAGGCTTATGGGAATCAAGCTTAGGATTAAAGTTATCCTTAACTAATTTAGCTTCAATGTTATCGAAGTTATCCAAGACACTCTTAGGCTTTAAGAATACACCTTGTTCATCCACAGTAGCATAAGCTTTCTGAGCACGTTGCTTAATTTGATCTAAGGTAATCATAGGCTGACGTTCTGCTGTAGCTGCTGAAGCACCTTTAGCAGCAGTACCACCTACTACAGCGCCTGCTGCAATACCTGCGATAGCACTTAAGATAGGGTTTTCAGTAGCCTCTTGAACAACATCTGCTGTAGCTTGACCTGCTGCACCACCTGCTCCTGCTGCGGCAGTCTGTTGAAGCAAGTTCTGACGCAAGGGGGCCAATGCTGCTGAAGCACCTGACAATGCAGCCTGAGCAGGAACACCTGCCATAGCTGATGTACCTGTTTGAACTGCTCTTTCCAGTGTTCCCTCAGGTTGTGGAAGGCCTGCAGCAGTCATCAGGTTCTGTACACCTTGAGTAGGTGAACCCATAACCTGACGACCAGCTAACATATTCACACCAGCAGCAACAGGTTCAGCCATCATTGCAGGAACTGCTGTTAAGCCTGTGATACCTGCCCTAGCTGTAAGACCTAACTGACGACCTGCCTCTTGTGCTAAGGTACGCTGTGGTTGTTGTGCAGACTTGTTAAAGTTCTGCTGAGCATAAGCTAATATCTGCTCTTGTGTCGCACCTTCAGGGGCTGTAATCTCATACTCCTTACCATCAGGAGCAGTAACAATAAATGTAGCCATTATCTCTCCTTAAGGTTTAGGACGAATAGACCAGCTACCTGTAGCAGCGCCAGCAGCAGGAGTAGGAGTAGCTTGAGGTTGTTTAGTCTTTAAGAAATCTTCTAACGACAAAGGCTGTTGACCTTGTGTTGCACGAATCCAGTTAGAATAATGATTCTCAATCTTATTCAAGTTCTTCTGAAGTTCATCTTTAGACTGACCTAACTCTAACGAACCGACAGTAGCTTGTAAGGCTTGCAATTCTTGTACAGCAACCTGACCAAGAGCACCACCTGTAGGACTAGCATCACGCATTTGCTGTAAGCGATCAAAACCTAAGTTAGCTTTGAGAGTTAATAACTGTTGCTGTAAGTCGTATGCTGTAGTGCCGGGAACAAAAGCAGCACCTTTACCTACAACACCAGTAGTTGTTCCTTTTACCAAACCTTGAGCAGTTTGCACATCAGTAATAACCTTAGCAGCATGGTTAACAGCAGCTTGCTTAGCTTCTTCCTTCTTGTCTGCTTTATCAGCTTGCTTAGATTTAATCTCATCTAAACGAGCCTGAGCAATCTCACGCTGAACACTAGTCAGAGCAGAACGATTAGCATTTGCAGCAGCAGCCATTTGCTGTTTAAACTCCATGTCACGTTGCTTCTCACGCTCACGAGTCTCAGCCTTCTCACGCTCTAGATCAGCCTTAGCAATACGATTAGCTTCTGCTGTAGACCTACGTTCTAATGTTTTAAAGATGTCATCAGGCTTACCATACTTACGTACAACAGCCTCGACAGCCTTATCATCAGCTTCAGGAGACAGCGCTGCTAACTCAGAGCGTAGCTGTTCATCTTTAGCTTCACCTCGAAGAATCTTACCTTGTTCAGCTAAATATTTACCTGTTTGTGCTTCTTGAGTCTGTAATTTAGCAGCTTCCAAGTCCATAGCAGCAGCCTTCTGTGACAACTGCAAAGCCATCTCAGGGTCTTGAGTACGCAAGGCATCAGCCATCTGACGGATACCAGCAGCAGTGTTGGTGTTGTACTGTCCTGCCAACTCACGAAGCTTAGTAGCCCGTTGAATCATAGGATCTTGTGTCTGTACACCAAATGCACCTGCCAAGCCTGTACCAACATTAGAACCAGCTTTGTAAGCCATCATGCCTAACTGCTGATCAGGAGACATTTGAGCAAACTGAGCTGCCTTCTGCTCCAACATCTGAGCCTGCATCTCTTGAGGAGACATAGAGCCTCCAAATAAACTTTGTGTTGCCATTATCGTATTCCTTAACGGGTTAAGCCTGCAATCAGCTGTGCAATAGGATCAGTCAAACCTGCTACAGCACCTGTCACAGCAGCACGGTTAGCATTGTTAGCGATAGTCTGTCCACCAATGTACTGATTAGCTGCTGCTTGGTTTGCCAAAGAAGCTTGATTACCTGCTTGAGCGCCAAACTGAGCTGCTTGATTAGCTGCAGCAGAACCTGCAAGACCTGCTTGTTGTAAGTTACCTGCATTGAACTGTGCCATTTGATTGGCAGCAGCCGCATTAGCAAGGTTGGCGGCTTGTTGGTTCATTGTGTTCATCTGACCAACATTAAAGTCCATACCCTGATTAGCAATACCTGCTTGCAAACCAGTAGCTTGATTAGCTTGTGCAGCTTGTAAACCAGTAGCTTGGTTAGCACGACTTGCTTCCAAAGCAGCTTGTTGATTAGCCAAACCAAACTGACCTGCCAAAGCAAGAGCTTGCTGAGTAGTAGCTGCATCTTGAGCTTGGTTAAGTTGCTGTGCTTGCATAGTACGAGCAATGTCAGCCTCAGAAGCTTGTTGTGCAGCTTGGTAGGCGGCAGCATTCTGTTGTGCAACCAATCGAGCCGCATTCTCGCCAAACGCACGATTAGTCTCAGCTTCAGCAACACCCTGACGAGATCCACCAAAAGCTTTGGCAGCAGTAGCTTATGCAGCAGTCTGTTGCGTTTCAACTGTCGTGAACGCTCTAAGTCTTTTAAACTCTGCTCAGTAACAGCTTGTGTATATGGGTTCATATACTGCTGAATATTCTGATTCAAGAATGATGCGGCTTGAATATCACGAACATTCTGACGGGCTTGAGGAGCAATTTGTCCTAAAGCTTCTGATGTAACGTCAGCACCACTTACTCGGTCAGCAGCAATACGCTCTGCGGCAATACGCTCTGCCTCTACGTCACGCACAGCTTCACGGGCTAATTGTGCGGCTTGGGCTTGTGCAGCTTCACCTGCTGTTTGCCCGCCAAATCTTTCTGCAGTATATCCAGTAGCCTGAGCCAACGATGCAGGAGCAGCTTGCGCACCACCAAATTGAGATGCTGTATATCCTTGTGATGCGGCTTGTGAAGCAGGACCTGCGCTAGAGAACTGACCAGTAGTAGCGTTATAACCTTGTTGAGCAGCCAAAGCCGCAGGGTCTACTCTAGCACCACGGAAAGCGTTGTATTGAACATTCTGAGGTTGGTAATTAGCAGCCTGACCAGCAACATCAAATGCGGCACGCATACCAGTAAACACTTCGCTATTAGGATCAGCAAAGTTACGATAGATCTGCGCACCAGTTAATTGGTCTTGGTTAAAACCTGCAAACTGCCGTGGAGCTAAACCTGCGGCAACACCCTGTGCGCTTTGTACGTTTTGCAAATAAGCATCACGCAATGCAGGATCAAGTTGCTGTGTTTGTTGACTTGAACCACCAGACATAATTACACCTCCGTAGAAAGCCAATAATGTGTTGGCTTCATGTTAAATTTAGATACAAAAGTTCTAGACCAACCCCTACGTCCTGTTAGGGTGATCTTTTGGCATCCCATGTGTTCAGCGAACTTTTGAATATGGGGGGTAAGTGTCTCTAGTTCCTCTAGATTACCACCTGCCAAAAATATATGCAAAACCTTCATTCTTGGAAAGTTTTGAACCTGAGTGACAACAGCACTATTCTCACTAGGCCACAATTGCATCGTACAACTGTCAATACAGTCGGCTACGTCCTGCAAATTATGAGTGTTATCGTATTCTAAAGCAGGTTGTAAGATTTTCTCTACTTTTTGAAAAGATACAGCCCATAATGGTAGTTCACCATTAGTTTTGTACTTCTCATAGTCAATCATCTCAAACTGCCAGGCTTTCCATCAAAACGAATAACACCAACTCGCCAATCAGTTAATCTTACGCCTTCAATCTTTGCGGCTACCTGTCTGCCACTAATTCGGACAGAAGTAGGATTAGCCATTGAATATGGGCCATGATTGTATTCAGTAGCATTAGGATAGAACTTAGTGCTAAACCGCACTTGCACATCACCTGCAGTCTTTTCATCAGGAACCAGTCCTGTCAGACTCATAGTCCTATCACCAACACCTAACTCTACTGGTCCAGACTCAGCAAAAATAGTCTGTGAGTCGTAATTAAAGCCAATTTCATGCTCATAGACATATCCGTCTGTAGAAACCATGATTGGATTGGAGAAGATTCCACGATCTGTACCGCAAGTACGAGCCAAAGTGCCAATAGCCCAATGATTCTCACGATAGTTGTAAGAAACGTAAGAATCTACCTCGTTTGATCCAGAACTAGGGTAAAACCACCAAATCTCACCATAAGCAGAGTTATGGACGCAGTAAACCTTGGATGATTGAGTCATGTTCATGTTGCTGAACACATAATCAGATACATCTGAGTTCAAAGGCTTGACATAGCCATCGTATATCCAGAATCCTGATCCAGACATCCAAATACACGCATTGTCAGTAGCTGCTACTGCTTGCTTAGAAATAACGCCACAACCAGTACCTACACGCTCAAAACTGTAGATAAATGGTGGGCCAATGTATGTTGCAGTATGTACATCTACATCTGTAAACAAAATAGTCGCACCACGAATTCGTTTGGCACATTGCAAAGAACCAATAGTGGTCAACTCAAAGTCACCAGCTTGGTTTGTAGCAGCAGGAGTCCAAACTGTGTTGTCCTCTTGGTCACACCATTGGACTTTACGGGGATTGCCACCTGCTCCCAAAGCAAATAAGAATCGTTCTTGAGTAACAATCAGACCAGTACAGCTTGTTGGTGCGTTAGTAATTACTGCAGCATCAACACCAGTATCCAATTGCCATTCAAGCAACTTACCATCTTTTGATGAGCAAGCTACCAAATACTGCCCCCAAGTATCCATGCTCCATGTAGTAGCAGGAGTGTATTGGCCTAAGTCTGGTCTAGCAACACCATAAGCAAAGTTGCCATAAGTGCTATAGCCGTAACCAATCTTCAAAACAGCATCAGGATCTCCAACTGTAAAACCTGTTGGAGTGATGTCTGTCAAAGTACCGCCTTCATTCATTGCATATAGCTTTGAATGTGTACCAATTCCGATACGTCTGTTATTGGTATTATCTCGCCAGTTAATCAACCCACGAGCCATTCCACTCAATTGAGTAGATGAACGCTTACGCCATCCACCTACAGGGCGAATAGTACCCTCGTACCAACGTACTAGATTGGAACTGTTCCAGCGTCCTTTAGACTGGTATTCAGTACCATTCTTGTAGACACCTGGAGGAATTTGGAGAGGAATGTAGGCCATATTTGTAGTCTATCAGGTAGGTAGGTTAGACACAAAAGTCATTGTAGCAATCAAAGATGCTGTAGATGGATAGTTTCCTGCTGCAGCATAGTGTTGGATACTTACAGCCGTGTTATCAGTTTCCCACCAAAGTTCAACATAATCAGTTGCATTTAAACTAACAAAGTAGTTCCAACCTGCAATCAAATGTCCATGAGTTCCACCATGACTGTTTGGTATGGAAATATAACCAGTTGAACCAGTTACTACTGTTCCATTTATTTTCAACCAAACACGGACATCGTGGATCTGAGTATCAGAGTTTTCAAACTGACCAGACCATTGAAGATTCCAGATACCAGCGTCTGTAACTGTTATTCTTGAACTACTAGCAACACTTACACCATTGGCGTAGTCTGTAGTATTCAACGTCATTGCATAAGCAGTATTTGCAGATGCAGCAGTCTGGTCTGTTGTGTCTTGAAATGCCCCATAAGGGATATTTAAATATCTACCACCTCTTGGACCACTCAATGATTGAATAGTATTGACTAACTTAGTAAAAAACAGCCTCAAAAGATTGTTGTTCTGATTCTGAACATCTTGAGAATAGACAATTCCTGATGTCCCCAAAGGAGGAACAGCAGGTATATCTAATTGCTGTTTTACATTAGCCATTACTTCTTAATCCATGTCTGCCACACAGCACCTGCGGCAACAATAACACCACCAATCCATAAAATTGGTTGTGCAATAGAAGCAATCCACCCAAGAACTTTAATAGCTCCTTGGGCAGCATCAATAGCCTCTACAAGACCTTTTGTATTGTTATCAATACGATCAACCTTGCCTTCAACAGCAACAAGTCTTTCGTATATTTGCTCGTGGCTTACATCGCTCATGGTGCATCAGGCCAAGTAACAGTCCAAGGGAATCCTGATTGAGAAGGAACATCACGCAATGCTTGGCGATAAACTTCCCATGCACCAGGAATATTAGAATTTGTTTCTAAGTTCTTGATAACAACCCAATCACACTCTTTTAGTTTGTCA